ATGAGCGTGGTCTCCAGCGGCTACTTGAGCGGCACCAGTTCCAACATCGCCATTAGCGTCAAGGACTTCGAAAGTAACCTCTGCTTGCGCTGTTGCTGCGAAATCGCTTATTGTTGCCGCTGTTTGAGTGCCTGTATGATTTGCTCTTGCCCTATCCGATGCGTGGTAATGATCTGTGCTATCACCGCTGCCCGACAAGGAAGCGTACTCTGCCGCCGTTAAATGGACGTAATCTCCTGCGTTTAGCTTCTGGAGATCGTCATGCCTTACATCTTCTGATCTTCCTTTTTTTAGCATTATGAGGTTACCTTCTTTTTACCCATCAGAACAAAGCTCAGCTTATCCGCTATACTTGCCCTGACTCTTATTGTTGTTGTTGCCTCTCCACTTATAGATAAAGTTTGTGTATCGTTTGCCAGGATAGGTTTATCATAGAAAACAAAATCATCTCCATCGGCTGCGACGTCACCATGTCCAGCGGTACAAAAAGCTACTCTAAAAGTTCTATCGGATGTATCCTGGTTGCAAATATAGAAAACAGCATCTATTTCTGTACTTGCTGGAACAACATAGAGCTCAACTTCGGTTGTGTTTGCTGGTCTTAATGATGCTAACTTTGCAGATGTATAACTAACTGCCATTCTAACCTCCTAACAGAACATAAGCGCACTAAAATAAGACGCCTCTTCTGCTATTGAATCTATTTGAAATGTTTCGTCGCCACCATCATTCAAAGTTATGAATGTTATCCCATTGCCTTCGCCTATTTTTTCCTCTAAAGTACCAACCGTCGTGTCGTTCGTTGAAACCAACACCCTACTGGTGCCAAGTAATGTTGTTTGGTTGCTATAAAGCTCTGTGAAATTAGCGTTTGTCTTTGTCAATAGAGCAGCGTCAACATGATCAGTTCCTGATATCGTAGCTTGTGCCATTAGTCTTGCTCCAATACTCTATATTGTAAGGCTATTCTTTGTATACCAAAGACGTTACCCGACAAAATAGAGTTGTCTATGCCAACCAGAACACTTCGACAATTAAGGTTTGTCGATTTATGCAATATGGTTTTTTGTGGCTGTATTTTATAAAAAGCGTCCTCTGTATCCATGGTCAATTCAGATACTGTTAATCTATCATCAAGCCCAAGTATATGAGTCACTGCTTTTTGCTCGTCCCTAAGCCTCCCATCGGTGTATAAATTAACATTGAATTTACCACCTGTCTTTCCGTAGGCTGTTACTTGATATTTATTTATATTTACCTGCGAGAATGGAAATTCTATGGCTTTGGTAAGCATTCTTGGTATTAATTGGTGAGAGCCAAAATCCTCATAGTTGCTATCATCAAATTCAAGAATAAACCCATCTGATGTTCCGATGTATAAAGCATCCTCAAAGGTTGAATAAGCTGTGGGTGTAAATACGTTTCGTATATCGACGCCAGAAGAGTCTGGGTCTCCAGAGTTATCTCGAATATATACTGTGCTGTATCCAAGAGTATCGTTATCGCCATAATCCCACTCATGATTGTTTAACGACCCTACCGTGCCTTCAGTAAGTTTTTTATTATCCATTAATATGAAATCTGGTTGTGCGGTAAAGCTCGGGTCTCCGCCACCAGCAAGCTCAACATAGTATTCATTAGTACCGCTTCCTGATGCTGTCCATTTGTACGCATCACTCGTAAGAATGTCTCTATAAAATTCATATTCAGACCAAGAATAAAGTTCATCCCCTTGGCTAATAGATGGATCTATCTCAGAACATACCAATGTTCTCCAATAATTTGGCATGGATACAAAGATCTGCCTATACCTTGGGAAAAAGCCGATAATGGCGGCCGAAGACCAGTAATCAGTAAACCTGTCTATGATCCTGGTAGACCTTGGCTTTACAACTATATCGCCATATTCTTGAATGCCAATTAACTGCTTTAACCCTTCTTTTGAAGCTAAAAATATAGATGTATCGCTATTAACTAAAGAATTGTAGCTACAGCTATGGTGCTCAAAATCTTGAGAGACAACATAGCTTGATGGGGAATCTCCATATAGCCTCGCCATATACCGAGCATCTTCAGTTCCAAATATCCATAGATTGTTAAATAGTGCCGCTAAGCCGCCTACCTCATAACTACCACCATCTCCATCAACTGCGCCTATATATCCACCACCATCAGACGTAGACCAATCAAGGTGTGTTAAATTGGAGTAATATATATGGTTAGTATTGCTCGGATCTCCAGACACAAAAAGTCTATTTTTATGAATGGCCCCAAATTTACCTTTTGGAGGTTCACTTGGCCCTATAGCCATTAAGGGGTTTTTTGTTACTTCTGCATTATAGGACCCTGTATAGTAATATGCGACACCTCCGCTCAAAACAGCTTCGCAATGAACATTGATATAATTAGACGCGTCTCCATTTGAATACTCAACATTAACATAATAGGCTACATTAGGAGAAAATTGCACAGATACATCCGTTGCTGCTATTGTAACTGAATACATTGTGGCAGTAACAGGTATTTCGACAGCGGTAGGAGTTATATCTGTAGATGACATTAAAGCATCATCAGAAACCCTTCTAACAACCAGCTTGATTGCTTGGTTATCAGTTCCAGTGTATCCGTTTCCAATTCTAGCCAATTTAACCTTTGCCTGTGTTGGTGGTATCGTATATCCAGCAGTCCAGCTTGTCGTTGTAAACTTAAATCCAGCCCTTGTATTCGTACCGTCACCTACCGGAAGGGTGGCATCATCAACTCCAGAAGAATTATCCCACTCATACCCGCTTGACCCAGTACCGCTATCATATGCCATTTTAATATCTGTAATATTATTTAGATATTTGATGTAACTGCCGTCTAAAATGATTGCAACACTGTTATATTGTATTATCGTAGCTGTGTTATTTTCAAGAGTTCCTATTAGTGTCGGCGTGCCAGAATTATCATAATACAATTTGCTGTTAGTATCTATCATTAATAAATAAATAGTTCCGCCAATATTGCATTCCTTAACATAAACTATCTTTGCATTACTTGTAGTAGCGACAGATGTTGTTTTTTTTACAGGTAGCCTGGGTTCTAAAATACCATTTTTAATCCTAAAATTAACGCATTCATGTAATTCGCCATCTTTGAGCATGGCTGGTCTTGTAACAGTATTGAGGCCATGAGACCAATTCTCGAAAGATGCTGCCCCTCTTCTCGCTCGCCTCCTTTTAAATCTAAGTAAATCTTTTTTACTCACAATTACATCCTATCAAAGAAAGTTGTTTTCTGGTACCGTTTCTTAGTCCCGCGTTTATAAACCTTATTCTTTGCTCTTTTGTAGGCGTTTACGTATTGAACAAGATATCTTGAATTGTCCCTTTCCTGGATCTCAAGCATATCAGCAACAAGCTTGTAATAAATAGCGTTATTAAAAATCCCTTCATACGGAAGATCGTCAGAGGACACAGAGGTTAATTCTGTAGGCGTATCTGTATATTTAAAGTAAATCGTGTAGGCATCGTCTGGGGTCGGAAGAAAGCCAATATCTCCGCCCTCTGTAACATAGTAGCTTGTTGGTGTAGCTGTGGTGGTTGTAACGTCGTAATTTATTTTTTCCTCTTCGTCTAATTGAGATAGGAAATATTTTTCACCATCAACCCAAACCGCATCATAGTTTATAAATTGAAAGTCAGTGAACGAAGGCGTGTATTCAGCAGTTCCGTCAACTGTAGTTACAGACCCTATGGTGTAAATCATATTTGAGTCTGCATTAGATAAATCATCATGAACTTCGTTTAAAATAATGTTAGTCATCCCTAACAAATTAGTATCGCTAAATTCATCGAGGGTTTGATCAACATCCCTGACAGCTACCAATGCCCTCGTTACAACCGTTTGAAGGGTTCCCATTTAAGTAACCTCACTAATTATCTTTACATTAAAGCGTTCTCTTTTTGATATCATAACAAGAGATGGTCCATAATGGTAAGCCTTCATGCCAGGATACATTTCTTGACCTTTAGCTTTCTGCCCATCTTTATCGGCTATCCTGTAGATATCAGACGAATGGGGAATTTCAACTTGAGTTTCGACACATGCATCATGCAGAGCATTTATTTCAGCTTCATTCAACTCGACTCTATCTCCGTGCATAAAGCGCTTTGACCGCATAGGCTTATCCGAAATAGAAACATTTAATGTAATAGGTATGTGTAATTCGTCTTGTTCCAATCTCTTTACTTCGCATATATATTTTTTTAATTTTTCTTTTTTTGGCATACTTCCTCCTTTTGAAAGGGGTGCCGAAACACCCCGTAAAAATAATATTTAAGTCATTAGTCCGTAATCACTAAGTGGGTACTGGATGTATTTCTTGTTCATTACCAAACAAACATCGCCTGTATCAAAGTCGGCAGCAGAAGTAGCAGTTCCAAGTAGATCTTTAGATGTGTTCAATCGTCCATATCTACCAGTAGAAGATTTCTGTAACGATTTTACATAAGCATAGTTATTATTGGTGGTATTAAAAATAACCCAATTTTGTCCACCACTGACGCCCAGTTCTCTAAAATCAACCCCAGTGTCTTCAAAGTAAGTGTTGCTACTTGTTGTGCCATCATGTACTCCTCTGGCTATCATATGGCTATATTGAAAGCACTCTATCATTAATCTCGCATGATCAGTTAACCCGGTTAAGTCGCTAGTCAACTTAATTGCGTTTGCTGAAAAACCATCTTCAATCGGATTACTCTCGCTAAAAGCAGTAAAATCAGCATCAGCATCAAGATCAATCATATGATTTTCTTTGATATAACCAAGTACTACGCCTTGGCCAGACTGAACAGTTCTATCGCCAGCAGCAACACGAGTAATAGCTGTATCTTTACCTTGTAGTCGATCCCAAATAATACCAAGGCCTGTGGCCCACTCTGTGATTTTAATAATATCAGGACAAAAGCCTGGCTTCAAAAATATATCCGCAGCGCCATTAGCAATTGCCATTGTCATAAAAGTTTGTCCGTACATTATCTACCTCTCTATGCTTCTTGAACTTCAAGCCTATACATGAAGTCATCATTAGTAATTTTTGATGCGTGCTCGGTCTTCCAGCCAATAGTGTATCGTTGATCTAATGGGTCTACAGGGTTTTTGACGAAAATCTGAGTAGAACGTTTTTCCATTTTAATATTAGCATAAGCACTTCGACCTAAAACAACTATCCCGTATACATCAGCAGAGCTATCGCCAGCACCAGACCAAATTTTACCGTTAGGAGTTAAGATGAAACGAATACCATGTGCATAGCCATACTCATCTGGTAAGGTTTCTTGTTGGCTTCCATACTCCTCCTTAGGCGTCCATCCGGTTAAGCTTTCAAGGCTGGTCAATAAGTCAGTATGTCCGATTGCGATAAACGATTCAGGTGTTGGAGAAGTAGAGATTTTAACACCAGCATTGATTTGCTCACGAATTCGACGAGCGCTATTACTAAGTAATGTTTTACGAATTGTCTGGCAATCTGCATCACTAATTCCAGCCGCTACATTAGCTCTTGCTGCAACACCACTTGCATATCGAACGTTAGTTCCAGACATAAGTTCATCGCGCTCAACCGTATCAATTGTTTCGCCAGCCTGATCGCCAAGAGCGTCAGAGATTTCCATCACTGTACGTTTTGGAGATGTCTTTTTAAATAAATCAGTTAGTGTTACATAATCACCATATTGACGGATTTGAGCGGTAACGTCCGTGTAGGTCGCCAACTTACCATCAGGTGTAATTCCTTCTGTTAATGGAGTTGTGCTTTTTGCGAACTTTTCAATTCTGCGCATGGTTACTTTTGTACCTTCATGCATAGGAAGCATAGCAGGCATACCAAACTTATCATGTACAAGATTATAAGTCGCTCTTTCAAGGAAATTTCTGTGCAAAAATCCAGTTATGTTAGGATCAATGCTTTCAATAGTAGTAATATTAGACATTATCAATATCCCATAAATTCAGTTTCTTTTATCCTTTTGAAATCAGAAGACTTCATGCTCCAAGGATCTTTACTGTTATTATTATTGTTAGTTTGTCGAATGTTTCCACCTCCAGATCTAACTTTGAAACCCGAAGATGTTTTCTGAGCGCTTGGCCTCTGACCTGAGCGCAAGTTCTGCTTATTTTGAAGCACATAATCGTGAAGTTTTATAATATGACTATAGTCTCCATTTTCTGCACTTGTTTTGATAGCAATAAAATCCTTGTATGGTAGCGAGTCTGCAACATCGTTAACGAGCTGCCAATTCTCTTGCCACCCGTCTGGATCTTTGGTCATGAAATAATTCTGTAGTTGTGCTTGAGGGCTTGTTTGTCGTTCTATATGCTGCTTGACTGGTTGGATCTCGCGCATAATTTCATCTTTAACTTCCCTTTTGGTAGCTTCTAAATTATTCTTAACCCATTCATCATCACTTTGAAATTCACTAAAGGGTTTATATTCGGCTTTTTGAGGTTGTTGCACCTGTGGCTGAGCTTGGGGTTGCTGAAGGGCTTTATTATTGGCGTATTGGTATATAGCCTGCAATGCCCCGGGGTCGCTATCTATGAACTTAACAATATCTTTGTATTTTCCTATTGTTTGTTCATGCTGATAACCTTTCTGAGCTTCTCTAATCCTTTGCTCATTGGCCAGTCTATCAACCTCTTCCTTCGATAATTGAACATCTTGCTTGTTGTACCTTAGTGTTTCAGTATCCTGCTGAGACTCTTCCGCCTTCTGTTCCTGGTTTAGAACAAATGGCTCTATCTCTTCTTTTTCCTGTGGTGCTGCTTCAGACTGTGTTGGTGTTTCTACTTCCTTTTTCTCGATAGGTTCATCCGAATATTTTTCTTGTTGAAATTCCTCTTTGGACATTTCAAATGGGTCTACCGTTTTACTATCAGACATATTCCCTCCTAACTCGATTGGTTTTTTCGAGTTCTAAATAAAACTTAAATTTTTTCTTAATACTCTCCAACTCCTTAAGCCTTGCCACGCTTTCAGAGTGATTGCCATCTTTGTTGTTCAATAGCTCTTTGAACAGCTTTTCCTTTTCCTTCTCAAAAACTTCTTTAAACAAAGGATTATCAAGAACTTGTTTCGCATATAAAAACTTTTCGTTCTTAGTCACCTCTTCCCCCTCTCGCCTTAATTGCCAATTCCGCAACCTTAACCTGATGATCTCTTTGTGAATCTGCTTCCTTCTGCCTTATTCTAACATCTTCCATCTCACCTTTCTGTTTAATCTTAGCTGCATCTAATTGCTGCTCTGTTTTTACTGCATCCTGCTGCGCCTTTATTTGCTGTTGTTGCATTTGTTGTTGTTGCTGCATTCGTTGTTGCGCTTGTTGTGTCATCTGTTCAAGCTCTGTAATAAAGTCAGATGTTTGCCTAAACCCAAGACTGGAAACATATCTTGTAACCATATTATGGATACTTTCCATAGAAATGATTTCAGGGTGTAATTGCCTTGCTTGGAGTAGGAAGCCAAACATTCTTTCAATCTTTCCAGCTTCCTCAACGCCAACTTGTGCCTCGATACCCATATTAACCTTGCACGAAACTTTTCCCTGTATCTGCTCTGGAGATATCGTAACTTCCTTACCTCTAAAGTTAACGGTGAAGGGCTGCTCTAAGTTCTTTTGCAATAGTATCGTAGCTTTTCTGTAAAAATCCTTAATTCCTGTCTCTGCAAAGATTTTGGCTATTAGCTCCATTCTTTGATGGGCTGCATTTTGATGTATCTGCATCCCTGTGGCTGTCCTACCAATAGAGGCTTGCGGGATCGCCCCCATGTTCGTTTTAGAGATGCCAGTTCGCTCATCCCGCATCTGATCAATCTGGTTTAGAAGTGAAAAATTACCTGGATGTACTGGCTGAGGTGCCTTATTTTGAACTGCTTCAGGGTCCCCCATAATCACGTCGCCCGGCATTGCTTCGGACAATCTATCGAGATCCACCTCCTCGTTGGGTCTCACGAACCATAATCCAAGGTTATTTAAGGCAAAGTTATCAAGTAGTCTTCGCCAAATCATCGTTTTAAGGTTTTGTATTTCTATCACAAGATCAGAGAATGCAATTCCAAAGAACTTATAAGGATCTAATATTCCGCTTAAAGATGCAAACGGAACAAAATCGTCTTTGTTTATTTCATATCGAATCAAGACGCCATTAGCAATCCATGCTATACAGTTTTCAAGGTAGCCATCGCCATCGATGTCAAGCCTGGTATACCATTCTACCAAGTCAACCTCACCCTTAAGGTTAACTGGCGTATCTCTATCGGATGACATTCCATCATCCATATAGCTCATTTCTTCTTGGTTGTCTGACAGCCTTGCAGTATTCGAAGCAACATCTTCAAGGTTCTTGAAAAACTTCTCACCATCCATTGAATATTTGCGATCTATTCTTTTTAGATAATCAAGGGTAACTCTTGTTTTCTGCCCCTTGCTGTGTTCATCGTTCATTGTTCTTGCAAGTGGGTCAATTAGGAATTCCCAATGAGGTACGCTATCTACGGCCAGCCTATCTTTCGAAAGGACCTTTTTCTTGATAGTTACATTTATTGCGTTACCTTCTTCATCAAACTCTTCGCTCGATATGTCAAAGTCTGGATTGCTTTCAAGTTGCCTGTATGCTTCATATGGCAATTGTGGTACTTTTTGTTTTTCGGTGTCGTATTCTTTCTCATAAAACACCTTAATAAAACCATTGTTTGAGACCAAAGCATCTTTGAACCATTGGTAGTGAGATATAAAAAGTGAATTTTCATCACTATCGGAAAGATCGTCAAATATCTTTTGCTCTATCATCTTCCCAATCATTGGGTTTTGACCAGCTATTTTGATCTCAATCTTACTATCGCCAGCCATAAAAGTTCTAACGAGATAGGGTATGACTGATTCAACGACGTCCATACAGTCGTGGCTTATGTACTTAGATCTTCCATCAACTTCATTGCCGTATTCCTTGCCATAGTACCTCTCCCATCTATTTTTTCTATCAGGAGCTACATGGCTCTCTACGTATGTTTCTGCGGAATTGATCTCAGAGTTACAAACTTGTTCTATATTTTCCCATGACATTTTTCCTTCGCCACCATATACATTACTCATTGTCTTTCCCCATCACTTCGTCGTAAAGCTTCAAAACCTTAACTATCTCTCGTTCCATAGTTAGATACCATCTCTTCTCTCTTGCTCGTTTCTTATATTCCATGAGATTTGAGTAATGAAAGTCAAGCTCGTCCCAATCGCTGACTAACACGCCTGTGTTTGTCTCTCTGATAAA